CGACCCAGAGTACGACGTACTCCTCCCAGCCGAGAACGCCGTCGAGTTCGTCGCCGTCGGCAACCAGGTCACCCGGCACCGGGACGTAGAGCAGCTCGTAAGTGCCGGTCGTCGGGGTCGGATTGAACTGCACCGCGCTACCGACCACCCGGTACGTGAGCGCCGGTCCGGTATACGCAGTGCTCGGGCGCACGCGGTGGTCATGCCGCGACAGACGAGTCCGGTATCCGCTGTCGACACGCCACACGCCGAGTACGCCGAACAAGTCGGTCGGCAACGCATACGACGTAGCGCCGTTAGCCGTGATCGTCTCAAGATTCTCGGCGCGGTGCAGACCGTGCATCGACAGCAGGCCGTACAGCTCCTTGTAGCCCGTGTTGATCAGCGCATTGACCTCGGCGGTCGTGGCAAACTTGACGGTCTCGGGTGCACTGGCGCTGTACGCCATATCGGCGCGCTGTAGTGCTCTGGTACGAATGACTGCAAGTGTTGCCATGTGACCTCAAATTGGTGCCGGCGATTTAGAGCCTGCCGGCGTAGGCTATGCTAGATCGCGACCGTCTGGTAAGTGCCGGTCATGCGGGCCATGACGCAGAACACATGCACCCACGCGTTGTCGGCCGGGTCAGCAGCAACACCGCCAGCAACCGTGGTCACGGTCAGCTTGCCGGTTGTTGCGTTGTACGAGGTCGACGCCGAAGCAGCAGCCAGGTCACCCTGGACGCCCGCGAGGGCAACCAGCATGAACGGGTACTTGAAATCGAAGCTGATCTCGTAGACGCCTTCGCCAGTGCGAGCGACGTCGGTAACACCCTGGTAGCCAGGGAACAGCGCATCCGGGTCGGCGGTGCCTGCGGGCGCCGTAACCTGGAAACGAAACGCGACCATATCCACATTCGGATGCTTGGTTTGCGCGAGAAGTGGCTCAAGACTCATTTGATGGTCCTTGGTGTTCCAGGGTGGGCCAGCGTTAACCAGCCCACCCCAGAGCAGTTGCTAGTAGCTGATCGGGAAACGCCCGTTGGCGTACGGGTTGTGACAAACCAGCTGCGCAAAGTAGCGGAACCGGATCTCGATGCCGTCCTCAGCGGTAACACCGCTGCCGATGCGGACCGCGGTGAGGCCGTCGTCCTGCACAACGTGCGGAACTTCGCCGAGCGACATCAGCTCCCAGGTGCTCATGTCGAGCAGGTAGCCCGAGTCCTCGGGAACGAACGGACCAGCCTTGACCTCGATGGTGCCACCCGGGGCAACCATCGCCAGCGACGGCCGACCGAACTTGGCCATGCCACCGTCGGCGTAACGGATGGCACGAGTGCCGAGTTCCGCCTCAAGCTTGAGGAAGTTGCTGAAGCTCAGCCACAGGCACTTCGGACGCTGACTGATTCGACGGATCTTGCTGTCGAGCTTCTTGGCGGTCTCCTCGATGGTTCCCAGCCAAGTCTGACGCCAGCCACCGAGCATCTGGGGCGCATCGGAGCGCACCATATCGAAGAACGGGGTCGCCGACGGATCAGCCGCCGGAATCCACGCCGGAATGCCCTTCATGCAGGCATTCAGGTTGCCCTCGCGGACCATGTGGTCAGTCGCCAGGATGGCCGCATCCAGCGCCAGGGCGAACGTAACCAGACCGGTGTCGTGGTTGACTGCCGACACAACGTCGGCCACAGCGTCACGCGGCGCGCCGCTCGGCGAACCAGCGACGTCGGCGTAGAACAGAACCCGCATTCCGATGTGGAAGTTGATGCTGTCTTCGACAGTAGCCAGCTGGACCGTGGTACCGACACCAGGGTCAGCGTCAACCTGGCCCATCGAGCCCGAACCATCACGCCACAGGAACTGCTCCAGCTCCTGCCCGATGCTGGTGAGCAGGCCCTCGTAGTCGTTGGCCCGCGCCTTGAGGTACGCGCCCTCGTCGTTCTTCGACGCCATCATGGTACGCGCGTCGAGCTGCAGACCGGCGTAGTACGTCGCGGGAGTGATACCCCACGCCCGACCCACGCTGGAGGTAGCATTCGACAGCGCCTGCGCCAGAACAGCCGACATACCCTGCGGGTTGTCGATCTTCACCGGCAGAACGGTCTTGATGCCGGTCAGGCCCTCAGACCGCTTGATCATGCCCAGAGTGGGCTTCTCGTAGGTCAGGATATCCTGAACCTTGCCCTTGTAGCGAACCTTGAAAAATGCAGCGAGCGCTCCGGCGGTGTCAAATGCACCGCCCGGGAACGCGTTAGATCCAATAGCCATTGTTTGTTCTCCCTACACCCAGGGCTTGACGTGCGCCCAGCCTGAAGCTTTCAATGCAGCTTCGAGCTGTGCTCGTTCGTCAAGCTCGTCGGGGGCCTTCTTAGGCGCCTGTTCCGACCCGACGTCGGCACTCCACAGAGTGGTATTCCCGGCAGGCTTGGCAGATGCCGATACACTCGGCGCTGCTTCTGCGGGCGGACCCAAAAGCTCGTCACGAACAGTCCGCAGCCGAGCTTCCGCTCGCTCCGCAGCCTGGGCGGGGGTAAGCACCACCGCACCTTTGGTCTTGACGGCTTCGTCGTACGCCTCGTTGTAAAGTTCCTGCACGAAGCGGTCCGTATTACGCTTCGACAGTCCTGCCAGGAGCGGCTGTAGTGCGGGATCAACCGCGTGTGATCTCAAGTGCGACCGATACTCGTGACGCTGCTGCTCCTGCTGTGCAGCGATACGAATCTGTCGTTCCTGATCAAGCTCGGCACGCAATTCACTGACTTCTCTTGAAACCTGCGTGGTCTGGGTTTTAACCCGATGCTCGATAGGAGCCGCCGCACCGAGTTCCTCCATGTAGAGGCGCTCGGCCACGTCGGCCAGTGCTACGTCCGGGCCCATGCTGCGAACGAACGCGACCGGGTCCTTAGCAAAGTTTGCTTTAGCTTTCTCGAAGGCTAAGTAAGCATCGTATTTTTCCCGAAGCAGCCCCTCGGCTTCGTCGACCTTGACACCGTGTGCCTCGATCGCAGCCTCGCGCGCTAGCAGCCTTGCTAGTGCCGGGTCGACAGGGTCAGCAGCGGGTGCTGCGGGCGCCGCAACCTCCGCTGCCGGCGGTACGTCGGCAGGCGCCACAGCTGATTGTGCACTCTGTGCATCGGCTGGCGCATCTGCGTTCTCCGCGGTATCGATGGAGACGCCGCCGCCGCCGTTACGAAACGCGGCGACAGCTTCAGCGAAGTTGTCTTCGGCTGGGTTACTGGTGGTCGGTGTGGTCGTATCTTCAGACATAAAATATCCCTACTGTGGCATGCCGGGCGGCGGGCCCGGCGGCATCCCGGGTGGGCCCGCCATCATGCCGCCCTGCGGGTTCATGTTCTGCATGCCCATCGGCGGCTGACCGCCCATGGTGGCCATGCCCGGGTCGAACGGCACCGCGCTACCGCCCATGACGCCCAGCTGTGGCGGGGGCGGCGGCTGCTGATTCAAGATGCTCTCGGCTGTAAGCAACCAGACCTGCATCATCTTCTTGACGTTCTTCGGCGTATCCTCAAGGGTGCACACGTGCAGATACGTGTTGTTCACCATCACGACACCCTCCGACAGGGAACTGTTCGGATCGGGCGTAGCGGGCTTACCGTCGAGCATCTTGTCGATCTGGTGCTCGAAGAAGTCGTGGTTCGCTGCCTCAAGGTCGGCGACACGCTCCAGGTCGGGCTCACCCGACCACGCCATGTAGCGCTGCGGACTGATCAGCCCTTCGTCTTTCCAGCTCTTGAGTTTGTCTTTGCGGGCCGCCGGTGTGAGATTAAGCACGCTGGAGGCGCTAATCTGCATGACATACTGGTCGGCTTTGAGGTCGACATCTTCCCAGGCGATCTGCTGGACGAGGTTGCCGAACTGGTACGTAACAGTTGGCGCAGAGCCTCTAGTGTATAGCTCTTTCGAACACCGGATGATGTGCTTCGCGATGTTGAGTTGGGCTTCTTCGAGTGCTTGCGCTTTGTCGTTGAACCGCTCATCTTCGTGACTTGTCATCTCCCGCAGTGCTTCAGAGCTGTCGGCACGCCAACCCTGCGGCGCCTTGTTCTGGGCCGACATGGTACTAACGCCAGCGAACTCGTACATGCTGGCCCGAACGCGGTCGCGCTCGTTGTACAGTTCAGGGCTGAATGCGTTCCACACCATGGGCTTCGGTGCTTCGCCGCGGCCCCGGATGATGTTGCCGATCCGGTTGTCGAGGCGCGAGTCGATGATGCCCTGCGACTGATCCAGCCAAACGCGCGGAACGCACATGACGTCCTGGCCCCACTCGATGGCTTCGTTGAGCTTGTCGAGGCGAACCTGGTAGCCGATCAGATCACTGACTAGCGACCGACCGTAGTAACCGGGTGCCTTGGCCCAGCGCAGCTCAACGATCGGGAACTCGTCGCGCTTCCACGCTTCCGTGAACAAGACCTTGCCCTCGATGGCAATCACGTGCAGGCCGTCGTTGCCGCCGGGGAGCGTAGGCCGCTTCCAGGTCTCGATGACGACCGTCTGGTCTTCGGCGGGCGTCCGGTAGCTGGTGTACTGGTAGTCCTTGCCTGTGGCGCGATCGACTGCGTCCGTCACGGACTGCTTGTCGTCGCCCTTGGCGAAGGCTTTCTTGATCCACGCCTTGCTGACTAGCCGCCGGTGGGTCATCGTGAACGGCTTAGCACCGCTCACGCACTCGCGCTGGTCAACGATGATCTCGTCCGGGTTGACGACCTCGGCGCGTATGTCCTTGGCCCGCCAGTCGACATCGATCTTCATGAAGCCCGTGCCGTAGATCATGGCATCGAGGAACATGTCGCGCAGAATCGTGTGAATGCCCTGGGCCATGAACTGGCCCCAGACGTAGCGATCAAGCAGGCGGCCCTTGAGGTACGTCTTGAAGTCGGCCCCGCGCGTGTAGATCGTAGCCTTCGACTGCTGGGTACCAAGGCGGCTGGTCAGCGTGTCGAGCACCGACTGGATGCCGTTCTCGATGTTGGCATTCAGCGGCCGGAAGTACGAGTAAACCTGCGACTCCCACTGGAACTGCAGCGGTTCGCGGTTGTAGTACAACCTGGCGTTGATGGCATTCATCAGGTGAATGTCCATCTGATCCTGCTCAAGACCGCGGATGTGGTCGAACAGCATCTTGGCCATGCCTGGCATGCCGGCTAGCTCGTCGGCCTCGGGGTCAGCCTCGTGCCAAGCCGTGGGGATTTCGCCCTGTAAAACAGTGTTTAGCACTAGACGCCCCGCATCACTTTGCCGTATTGCGCCGGCAGTTTACTAAGAGCACGGACCATGTCCTCGGGCGGTGCACCGGTCGGATCCATGCGGACCTCTGGCTCTTGCGGCTGCTCGAAGACCACGTTCAGCTTTAGACTGAGATTTGGTGTTGAATATTCAGTAACACCTTGATCTCGCAGGAGCTGAAGCAGCTGGCGCAGTTCGTTCATGTCCATTAGTTCAGTCCCTTGAGCAAATCCGTGAGCTTACCGTACTTGCCGATCTGCTCACGCTTGTCGATGATCTCTTGCATGCCGCGGCGGTCGAACTCCTGCTGCCACTCGGCGGACCACTCGGTCGGCTCGACCTTGCCGGGGGTACTCCAGAAGTGCATCGCGAACCGCCACGCATAGAGCAGCGCGTCACACAGGTGGTTCGGCAGACCAGCTGATTCCTTGAGCTTGCCGCGCCGGGCCAGGTCGCCCTTGTCTTGGCCATCGTCGATGGCCCACTGCAGGGTCTCAAGCTCGAACGCGAGGTCGGTGCCCGGGATGATCTTCAGGCGACCGCTGTAGAAGTCGCCGTTGACCAGCTCGATGTGGTCGAACTTCTCGCGCTTCTCGGCCTTCTGGATGTGCAGCCCGTGCCGGTTGTTCAGAGTCTCCATGACGAGCAGACCTAGCCCGCCGAAGTCGCCGACCATGGCGTCGAAGCCACCGAACATGCCGTAGACCTGGAGCACCTTCGCGGCGATGGCGTCGATGTCCTGGTGGTTGGCCTTGTAGTCGAACACATGGTAGAGCACCTTGCTGCGCTCGTTGTACGCCAGCACCACGATGGCCCAGTCGTCCTCGAAGCCCAGGTCGAGCCCACAGATGTACCGCCAGTCGCCGGCCGGAAGCCCAAAGGTGCCGACACGCGCGCTGTCGGGCGCCCACGTGACCAGCGCCGGGTTGGTGTCGTACAGGGTCGCGTACGAGTACACGAAGCAATCCTCGGCGGCTACCCACTCGCCAAGGCTCTCGCGCCGGAACGTCGGGTGGTCGTGCGTCCAGCCGTTGATCTCGGCTTGCTCTAGGGCTTCTTCCCACAGGTGCGGCAGCGTGACGTTGTCTTGCTTGTTCCAGGCGTGCCGCGACCAGTAGGGCTTACTTGGGTTGTCGAGCCAGTACTGTTCCGGCTTGGCGTACGTTCTCGATACGGGCCGCTTGCTGCCGTCCTTGTAGGTACGCTCGAACCCCGGGTAGGTCGTCTCGTAGAACATGCCGCGCAGCACGTTCCCCGGAGTGCCGACCATCATGATCGTGCCGCGGCGGTCGCCCAGCGCCGGCCACACGACGCCATCGACTAGCTCGTTGATGACGTAGGCGCTGTACGACTTGCACTCGTCGATGATCACGAGATCGTACTTGCCGCCGCGGAGCTTCTCGATCTCGGCGATCGACTCGCCGCCGAGCAGCATGATCGTGGACCCGTTGGCAAACGTGACCCACATGTCGTGGCTGTGCCACTGCAGCGGCAGGCCCATCTGCCGGGCCAGATTCTGCATCTCGCGCCAGTAGATGTTCTTGGCATGCTTGATCGTCAGGGTGACGATCACCACCCGGCGGTCGGGCTGGCGCAGGCACACGTCTAGCGCGTTGCTCATCGCAACCCACGACTTGCCGACACGGCGCGGACACAGCACGGATTTGCGCCGTGCTGGATCCTGAAGTACATCGAGCTGCTGCTTGAACAGCGACGCACGTAAAGCGTCCGCAATACGGACATACGTGCTGCTCGAAGCGTCGGACT